GGAACCTTCTTGAATCGCTTCTCGCTCATTGTTGCATTCCTTGGGTTGTCACGCCGCCCATTTGAGCCGGATTTGTTCCAATTTTGCCAATTTCGGCGTTCTGAGCTTGCTGCATCATAAATTGATACTGCTCCATATATTTCTGAAGTCGTCCTGCGAATGCTTCATCAGACTGAGCGCGTTGAGCGATGTCAGGTTGCTGAACATAGGCTTGAACCATCTGCATAGCAATTTGTGCTCCGTTTGCTTGGGCTGGAACCTCGATACCAGCAAAGATCTTAGCAAGGTCATCAGTGACGTTCTTAGCGACCTTCTGTTGTGCTTCTTCAACTGGCTGCAGCACGTAGTCCGCAAAGATCGGGTTGATCGAGGATGCCGTAAACTCAAGGAGCTTATTGACATCGAGGATTCCATTCCGATCAAGTTGGACAAGAGAAACCATGTTCTTGAGTTGCGTCTCGGATGTTTCTGGATCGGTGGACAATGAATCAAACGACACCGTAATGCTGAAGTTCTCATCAGGGCTACCCTTGGTCATCGTCTGCGGATTGGGATTCCCGGTGACTTGAAAGAATACCTCATCAGGCCCCATGCGTTGATACAGCTTCCAAGCCATATTGAGCACGTCACGAACATGATCCAAAAATTTGCCAATGTAGAACTGTTGGCGGGCTGCAGTAAGCGGGTTGGTTAAATCAAGACCAACGGCACGATCCGCTTGCGCTCGCATCGACATTTCAGCTTCAACCGATCCTTGATCCATTTGAGGAACCGGACCCCAAGCAATCTCACCAAGACGACGGTAAGGGACACGACGCCCGGGACCCCAGTCAGACGGCGGACGTCCAGCAGGGTGCATTAGTGGGGGCAACGTAGCCAGTGAAGCTCGGTCAATCCGGCTATCACGCTCAGTCTTGATCTGCATTTGTGCGCCACGGAGGACATCCGAGAATGTCTGGACCTCATACATGCGCTTCTGGTCATTTGCCAAGCGGGTCACTACAAACGGGTAATCGTCGTATCCATTGAGGAGTTCATGCTTTGCGTAGCCTTCCGTTTGTGGGTGAAACACGGTGCAATAGATACCTTCGCTTCCATCTTCTTCGTCAATCAAACGCTGGTAGCCATAGACAACCATGACCAAGTCGTTGTCATCAGTAATTGGGAGGCGTGTGATTGTCTTTACCTTCTCGCCATCAAGATACATGGAATCTTTCCCACGGAGGTTTGAGATTGCGTGATCAACCCACTTGCGGTCCCATCCTTCATTTGTCGCCTTTTTCTCAAGCTCCTGAGCAGTCAAGAACGTACGCCAGAAGATATACGGGGCGCGTTGAGGATCGGAAACATAAGGTGGAAAAACCACCTCGCCATCTGGAGCGCAAGAATAGACAATCGGGCAATCGACGGTTTGACGAGGAAGCGGGATCTCCGCCATTCCTGTTTTCCGCATATCTCTGATTGCTTTCTTCGCACGCTTGTTCGACAGGTCTGGAAAAGCTTGCTGGATCAAGCCAAGCAGCATTTCGTCATCATTCCCGTCAATAATAAGATTGGCTAGATCAGGGGATTGTTGGGCAATTTGTTCAATGGTTACTTGTTGTAAATATGTCCTTTTTTCTCGCTTCCATCCGACATATGATACCATAATCCCCTTCTCTAGCAAATAGTTCGCTCCCAACTCCATTTGGTTTTTGAAGTCAGGAATATAAGTCGAACGCATCCATTTAAGGAACGACGACACCATAGAGGCTCGCGGCATTGACGCCATAGACGTTGGGAACGCCTTAATATGGCTGCGTTGAAGTGCTTGGTCAAACAAAGACACATACATGTCAATCCGTTCGCCAACTACGTTTACTTCTTGATCTGAAGCTCCCTGCCATGGGAAAGCATTCGCGCCGTTCTTTCGAAGATCATCAGATTTTCCATCCCAGATATTGCGCCGATCATTGTAAGACCTAAGACAAGACTCAAAATAGTAGTCAAGATCAATCAAGCAGGTATCGTAAGCATCGGCTAACGCGCCAACATCCGGCTCTTTATCCGCATAGATAAGAGCGTCATCTTCTACTTCTTGTGATTCAATCATGATACGTATTCGTAATAGTCTTCAGGGTCGGCAGATACTAAGCACACTTTGATGCGTTTGCCAAGGAGTTTCTGAGATATGCGTGATGGGCATTTGACAGGGACAGCTAGTCCATCCATGCGAACAATCACCCAGCTTGTGTTGCTACACATACGGATTACCGTGAATTGGTCTTCAATTTGCTGGTCAATAAGACTATTGAGACTGCATGGAGAATCTTCAACAATTAGGAACTTCTTGGCCGGACGACCCCGTTTTGCTGCTTTTTTTGCTTGTGTTTTCATACTAATATCCACCAGACCCATGAGTTGTAACAAATGACTGGCTATTGTCAACATGATCGAGATTGGCTATCGCGGCATACCTGCAAACGTCAATTGGGTCTTTCCACGCTTCTTTAAGCCCGCCTTCGCCAGTGTATTCGGACAACGCCTGAATGATGTTCTCGCAGTCGGAACTGACGTAGAATTTGGGACGATTGACGGAATCCAGAGGCTTGCTGGTATCCCACGACATCTTGCCGATAAGTGCCTGAAGTCCATCGTCAATATCAAGCCCCGGTGCTGGAATACAGACCATGCCTGACTCGTTTAAGTCCTCAATGATCGAGGAAGATCCATCTTGGACCTGATATTTGGCGGCCCCAAGGCGAGGGTCAATAAGACGTTCAAATATTTCCTCTTCGCCCTCCATCTCCTGAATAGCCTCAATGTAGTCCCTAATGCCAAATCCTTGACCTTTAGACCCCGGTCCCGGCATCCATTTCCCACTTTTCCATTCAGCCCAGTCACCAACATCAACTCCCGGCCATTCACGGTAAACCCAGAATGTTCCAGTCTCGTCAATGGCTATCCAGCACATAAACCAGTTTTTCGCACCCGCTGGATCAATTACATGGTATCGAGTGATGTTCTTGGTTGGTATGGAGGAAGGAGGAACCACATTGACCACCTTATTGAACTTCGGGAACTTAGTTGCGTGAGACTTCATCGGCACACCGTATGCGCGGATGAGGATCTCTTCCCTAGTCCTTCCTGACAGCGTTTCCTTAATGCGTTCGTATCCACCGAAAGCATTGTCCTGAGAGTGGAAGTAATGCACTGAGGCATTTAGCTTCTTGGACTTCTGGACATACGGCACCAATTCTCCATTTAGCAATTCGGCTGGTCTTGATTCGATGGTTGTTGCACCATCAAGATACTCCTTGATAACCTCCGTCCAACCATCAATGGGCGTGAACGTCACAAGCATCTTCGCGTTTCTTGTCGCAAGACGGAACCTAAGCGTGTTAATTAGCTCCGGTCCTAAAAGGTATTCATCCAGCCATACTCCAATGTTGTGCCAGACATGGTTCTTTGATCCAAGTTCTGCACCTTCAAGAATGGTTGGATTATTTTGATACTGAGAATACGTCTTGAAAATGATTTGAGAGCCATTAGGAAGGATCAAAGATGAATCAGTGAATCCTGTCTTCTTCTTGTAAGAGATATAGGTATTCGCGCTTGTCTGCTTGGTCTTGAGGTTCTCTGGTAGCCAGTCCCACACCGCGCTTTGTTGCTGGCGAATACTCACCTCTGATGTCTGAGCAAAGCAGAAGATTTCAGACTTAGGGTTCTCAATAGCAGCGCGGACAACGGAGAACGCTCCCCACTGAGTCTTTCCAGAATTGTGTGAAATCACTCCAGCGGCGACATAGTTGTTGTGAATCGGCACATGGAAATCCCAAACGATGTCGTCTCGGAGGTAATCGATACTTTTTATCTTTACTTCTGGGGGAAATAGTGTATTCTCCATGCATGGCAAGAAATATAGAATACCCCGTTGAACAAATCCGACAATGGATTGAAGAAGGAAAAACCCAGCAATGGATTGCTGACGAGTTGGCGAAATCAGTTGACCCGAGGATTCAGGCGAAACTAATCTACAAGGTTTGCAAACGTCACAACATACAATGTCAAAGGAATGGCCCCCGATCTGGCTCAGGCCATCCTGAATGGAATAATGGGAAGATTTTCTGCAAAAACGGCTATGTGAAGATTTACGTTCCAGACCATCCGTCTTGTCTGCGCGTGAACAAGAAAAGAGAGGAAAAAGCCAATGGCAGATATTTTCGAAAACTACATTATGTTTGGGAGCATCGTTATGTAATGGAGTCAATTCTTGGTCGTCCTTTAATAAAAGGCGAGGTCGTTCATCACATTGATGGCAACACATCAAACAATCACGAATCCAATCTTGAGCTTTTCCAAAGCAACGCCGAACACCTTCGCCAAACCCTTGTAGGGAAAGTCCCCAAATGGACGGAGAAGGGACTTGCGAATATCGCGTTTGGGCGTTCACTAGAGGGGAGCCGGACAAGAGCGAACTTAAAGGCTTCCATCCGAAGGGCGTCAGGAGCAAGTGAGCCATTGAGCAATGTAGAGATTCGCCGTTACTTAGCGTTACTTGGTAGATCCCTGAAACAGGTTTCTGAAATGGAGTCTCTGCTCGGGCTTCCACTATTCGATGACCGTCCCAAGCATGAACGTGAAATGATCCTTTAATTTCACTAACTTTAGTCGATGTCTTGGATACCGGGTCATAAATTTCCTGCTCGCCTCCAAGGCATCGATTTCCACCTAGTGCAAGTATCTCGTTAACCTCAAACAGTTGCTCTTCAGCCTTGCTCCAGTGCGGAAGGCGGAACCCATAGTGGTATGGATCTTTCTCAGCATTCTCAATCGCCTCATGGTAAACGGAGTGAAGCCCGATTAGTTCATCTGGTTCCATTTGCACCATCTCCTCATCGGTAGGTGGCGTGAGAATTGCGTGTTTCCGCCAAATCATAGGATCTCAGCTTCGATTGCGCCTTCCTTGATCTTGCTGGCAATACGCGCCTTAGCGTCAAAGATCATCTTGGCAGCGTCATCTAGACTTGCTCCCTTGCGATGCTCCACGATTGAGGATGCCATACCCGTGAGTTGCGCCGCCTTGTCGGTAAGGATGCCCACCGTCACCGCCAGCTTGTCAGGGCTGATCTTGGCAAGCTCGTCAGGATTATCAAACAGTTGTTGGGAACGCTCAAAAAGCAAATCCGTGTAATCCTGAGCCGCGATTGCATAGCGCATCGAGAACTCCTTGCGCTTCGTCTCCAGCGTGTCGTTGTGACGCCATTGCAGGCCCCTGATGGTCTCTCTGCCAAGCCCCGTCTTCTTCTGGATGTCTGTTATCCTTGCACCTTGCGCCGCCAGCCACAGTGCCATTGCCGCCTTGTTTGGGGCATAATGTTCCACACACGTTCCCGGATTGAGCCGAGCACGTTCTTGAACCTCAAGAAACCAAGCAGTCTTGTCGGCGCGTTCGTCAACATACTCAGCTTTCAGCTTCTCGTTTGGGTCAATTGGTGCTGGTTCAGGTGTCACTTGGTTTTTTTAACCTTTACTTTGCCAGTGTGCAACTCTTTTTTCAGCTTAGTTTGTTGCTTGTTGGTCAATGGCGATCCCCTGCTGAGCAAATATCCAACCTGCTTCTTACTTTTGGTTTTCATTTTGAGTCAATTTCAGATTGGGCTTCAGCCTCGCTCTCTTTGATCCCATTGATCATTTTTGACATAGCTTCTGCAAAAGGTGGATCATTACCCATTTGGTCGGTTATTTCTGCTAGCCCCGCCTTAGTCGTGAGCATTTTAGCAATCATACTTGAATACGCCTTTTCTGTGGCTGCCGACCCAACATCACGGGCGATAACATCCAAGAATGGTTCAAGTGCTCCACGACCAAACGCAGCAGACATTATTCTGTTTTGAACAAATGACCCAAGCCCTTCGGCAAGATACGCTGAAACTCCTCCGGCTCCAACAACTGCTCTTACCTCGTTTGAGTTTGTTTTTTTGCCAGAAGCCTGTGATGCCTGAATCATTTTTTGCGCTGCGACAAATTTATTAGTAGTTCTGTCGCCAAGAACAAGTTTCATTTTTTTAATTAACTCCCGACCTTCTTGACTTGATGCTTGCCCGGGAAGTTGTCCAGTGTCTTTCAGGAATCTTCCGGCATCGGGCATGGCAATAAACGGTGCTTTCGCAAGTGGTTTCCCAGTTGCAGAGTAAGACCCTAAAAGCTCATACATGAAATCTTTTGAAAATGCTTTGCGCTCCTCAACTGGCATTGAATACCAAATTTTTGAAACGTTGCCAGACGAAACGTTTTTAGATATTGCTGATGATGCAAGTTCTCCATTTGTGAGCTTGTCCCATCTTTTATTGATGGCCAACTCAATAATTTTATTGTCTGCGAATTTTTCTAATTCTTCCTCAGCCGCTTTTTTCTGGGCAATGGTTGAAATAACCTTTTTTGTTTGATCTTCTCCAATGGCGGAAGACAACATTGATATGTCACCACTCGTCAAGTTGTCCACGTTCAACCTTTGAACTTGGAACGCTCTATTCAGATCGTCAAGTTTCTTCGACATTGTTTTTCCAGCAGAATCACCCCAAAGAGCATTAATCATCTCTGGATTATAGTCAATAGTTTTTGGCGCAACTCCGGCTTTAGATGTAAGGCCAATACTTGAAAAATAAGCCTGTTTTAATTGTTCTCTTATTGCTGGCTCAACTGAATTCCCTTCAGCATCTTTAGCTAGGCTGACTGCCCGCAAAACATCAGTAGTGTTTCTTGGGTCTGAAAGCGCATTATCAACAATTTGAGATGGAGATAATTTAGTGTCACCAAGTGCTTGTTTCAAGGCAGCTCCAGGAGATGTTCTCTCATAAAGCAAGCGGTCTGAGGAATGTGACGCATTCACTGCTTTCCACTTATCCAACATTCCTTTTCCTTCTGCTAAACCATCAACATATTTGTTGAATTTCGTCGAAATCAGAGATGCCAAGTTTTTGGAAGGATCTCCTTTTCCTGTTGTTCCACCAGCTGGAACGGCAGCAGCCAGTTCTTTTTGTAGTGAAGCAACATCTTGGAAAGTAAGTGAATTCCCAAATTTAGAAAGCTCATCAAGATTGGCCTGAACCTCTGGAGTAAGTTTGGTTTCCCCACTTTGAATCTTGCTTCTTAATTCTTTTGCCAATACTGAATTTTGCTTCAAGTCGTCAATTCGACCCATAAGTGAATAAATGCCACTGGCATCAGTTGTTTTAAACCCTTCGCGCCTTGTCTCGTTCAACAACGAACTAATTTTTTTCTTGGCGTCATCAAATGAAACATCTGCTCCAGCCCTGTCCATTTCGTCATAGAAATTATCATAGTTTTTTTGGTTTATTTTGATTTCCGTGTCCTCGGCTTCACGAAGTAACTTGTTTAGTGCCTTACCTGCTGGCTCCTTGTTGAATTGCGGGACTTGAAGTTTTTCAAGTTTGCGATCAAAATGCTGAGTTAGCATATTTTTCGCTCGTTGGTCTTTTCCCGCTATTTCGTCAACAAGACTCGCTTGCTGTTGTTTAAGCCTTGCTATTCCACTTTGAGCAATGCGTTCTGGATTACCTGCACCATTCCAAGATTGAACAATGTTTCCAAGTTGCTCCATGTTCTTGTTTAGCCGTTGAGCGTTGCGACTACCGGGATACATTGAACTTAGGATTTTTTGAGATTCCAAGGCGGCCTCTCCAAATTTGGTACCAACTGGGACCTCGACATTATATCCAGATGATTCTAATATATTGCTTGCATTCTTTAAACTTCGCTCAAGCTCATTTACTACGGGACGACCCATTCTTCTAGATATGAATTTAGATGTTCCCGCAGTAGCTACATCAATAGGAAACGATATCGCTCCAACAATACCTTGTCTTGTTATAACTTCCATTGGTTGCAAATCAACACCAAGAGCTTTTCTGATTGCTATGTCTTGCAGTCCAGATGTTGCCGCATAAAGTCCGGAACTTAACGCAGCAGAACCAAAAACACTTGGTGCGCCAGCAATCCCTCCACCAACTGCCGCTACTGTTGGCAACGCTTGAGTTGATGCCCCAGCCCCAAAAGCAGCAACATCTCCCCATGTTGTCCCGTAATCATTTGCCTTTATAAATTTGTCACCCTTGCGGACGAACGCTTCATTTTTACCATCGACAACAACAGGAACAACCTCTTTGTATTTACCTTTGAGCCATGACACGCGATCTTCATCTGTTGGCAATGCAGCAAGAGCAAATCGTTCTTTTCCGCTCAAACCGGAGTCAATATCAATATTTTCAGGATCAACATTAAACGCTCGGCTAGCAACATCAATCAGATTTGACCTTGTTTGCTCTTGGTTGACTACCGGTGACTGAAAGTAAGGAGCATAAGAAGATGGATACTTTGGCATCGGCATAGTTGTTTGCCTAGATACGTAACTTCCTTCTTCCAGTTCTTTAAATGATTCTTTCTGTGACTCTTGAAGTTTGCTTTTTTCTGTTTCTTGTTGTTGGGCAAAAGATGACTCAAGATCCATTTTTGCATTGTTTAGCAAAATGAGATCATTTAGATAGTCTGCCTTTTGATCCGAGTTTTCTGCATTTTCCAATGCAAATCCAACTCCCCGAATAGCTTCTGAGAGTTTCTTTGCTTGTCCCTTAAAGTCTGTGATTTCTTGTTCCATTATTTGGATGGCTGTGTGTATTTGTCGATGACGGATTGAACATCAGGCGCAAACAACGTGGAATCTTTGCTTTTTGTGGAAAGCCCCGTATTAGAAAAACCTTCAATACCTGATTCTGGAATCTTCATTCTATTGCGAAGTTGCAAGTATGCCTCTTGGGTTTTAGCGTTTTGCTCCTTAGTTATTTTGCCTTCTTTTATAGCTTTTTCCCGCTCTTCAGGACTTCCGTTTGAAGCATTAAACATTTTAATAGTCATGTTTTGAAGCCTATTCCTTAAGTCATCTTTATTTGTTGCTGCTGAAAGGTTTCCATATTGCTGCCAAAATAGAGGCCATTCTTTTTCCGTCATGTTTCCTGCTGCCGCTCCAGTTGGGGATTTGTCCCTCATGTCTTGCATGACATTAAATGCAATATTTGCATTTATTGAACCAAGCTTTTCTACAACCTGTCCCGATGGTGTGCCGGGAACAATCTTGCCAAACCATTCGCCTACTTTTGCTCCGATTGGACTATCTGGCAAATTAGGAATCTCATTAAGTGTTTGCGCCGCCATGTCAAACATTTGATTTGTTGACGCTGCTTTTTGCCTTACTGCTTCGACTTTAGCTTCTTTTGCTGCTTCAGCTTTTGCTCCGCCTCCGCGAGTAATTTTTAATCCACCTTCAGGACTTAATTCAAATGTTTCTCCAGCCTGCCCGCCAATGTCTGTTCCACTAACCATAAAGCTGCCATCAGCAAGAGGTCTAGCATTAACTCGGAATCCTTGGGCAGCCAAACCTTGAACTTGTGCCGCAGTCATCTGGGTTTCCGCCTTTTTTTCTTTTTCAATTGGAGTTCCCCTTGGCGTCAATTTTGAATCATCTTGAGTTGCTGAAGGTGTAATATCAAGTCCAGCTTGAACAGCTTGAGATTGATCTTGTTCAATTGGTAATCCGACTGTTGGCGTTCCATCAATATAGCCTGCGCTAGCTATGTCGATAGCAGCTTGAGCTTCTTTAGACAATGTTGGAACATTTCCTTGCCTATCAGGTAGAACCATTCCAGTATCAACAGCTTGTGTTGATCCCATTGGCATAGCAGGCGCAACAAAAGCCCCGCCTTGCTCAAGAACCCTTTCAGCTGGAAGGCCTTTGGCATAACCCTGAAGATCAATGATTTTTAGTTTTGTGGAAGGATCATAATAATTGCCAAAGTCGTCCATAAGCGTTGACACTTCAAGGCCACCAACAATCGCTTTTTCAGATTTTAGTTTTGTTGGCTTATTTGCCTCGGCTTGCAACTCAGCTATTTTTGAGGCAGTTGCTTGTTTGTATCGCTCTTTTTCAACACCCAGCTCATTAGCCTTCATTCCAAAACTTAGAACATTGGTGATTGCATTTGACGCCTGTTGAGCATAAGCGGCGGCTTCTATTGGAGACACATTTGGATCGTTGATCTTGTCCAAATAAGGGGTCAAGCTTGATTTAACATCAATACCAAGGCTTTCGCCCATCTTGATTGCACTCTCGATGCCAGTTACCGCAGCTTTAGTCCCCGCTTCTAGTTTTTTACGCTCCGCCTTTGCCTCTCCGTATTTCTTAATACCACCAGCAATCTGGCTTCCAAGGTTAGCCATCCCTTCCGCTTGAATATCAGCAGCACGGGTAAATCCTGAGTAGTCCTGAACAAACAGGCGCGGGTCAATGGTTGATCCTAGTAATGCCATATTATTTAATAAGTTTGTAATTCACTGCTTTGAAGCCGTCGATCACAGAAACTGCTTCCGGCGTGATCATCTCAACCTCGTCTGCCATCACACCATAATACAGTGTGCTAGGTTCTGACTTATAGCGGAAGGTGTAGGTATTGTGGCCACCTGGAGTGCGACCCGTTGGGGTGACATCAAACTTTAAGCGTGGGTCAGAGTATTGTTTACCAATGGCACTGCCGACGGCGGCTCCAACAGGACCACCCAACACGGCCCCACCAATCGTGCCAATCATGCTCCCCATCCCCGCTCCATATGATGCCTGTGCTTGTGCGTTGGCCGCTTGAGCAGCAACTTGATTTTGTCTTTCGGCTGCACCAAGATTAAGACCAGTATCTGGATTAATCAAGCCCGGAGTGCCACGGCCAATTTGTCCCATTCCCATTCCGAGCATTTGTTGTCCAGATTGATACGACAGCGGTTGTTGACTCAGCAGAGCCAGTCCCGGTTGTGTGTAGAAGCCCTGAGCCGCTGAATACGATTGCTGTGCAGCTTGCGCTGCTTCAGCCCGTTTGCGCGCCATGACGTCTTCGCGTCCCATCGCCTCACCAACAATGCCAAGATTGCCCCCGAGTCTTCCTGACGCTTGAAAGCTTTCTCGTGCAAGTTGCTCGTATCCTCGACGTTCTTGTGGACTAACTCCTTGTGCAGACGCTCTGGCTCGTTCGGCTTCAGTAGCAAATCCCTGAACTGCCGCTGCCTGTTCTGGTGAAAGACCTTGCATAACACCACGGGCCAATCCCGCTTGTCCAGCCATTTGACCCAGTTCGCCCTCACGCGCCGCTCCCAGTTGTTGTCCAGCTTCTTGTGACGCCATTCGACTCAGGCCGAACAATCCTTCTTGTCCGCCGACACCACCCAAGAAGCTGGAAATGTCTCCAAGATTAAGCTTTTGGAACTCTGGACGGAATTCCTTTTCAAAACCAAGAACTGAAGGAAGTGCTTGTCCATAAGCTGCAACATATTTGCTTATGTCCTTAGCGTAATTTGCTTTTGGTGCTTTCACCTCATCTGGCTTTGATCCCATATTTTTATTATTTGAGTTTTGAGTAAAATTTTTGCATGTCGTGCATTCTTATCCGAGTAGAATTCTTAAATTCACGCTGGTATGCGATGTATTTAAAGTCATCTCGGAATTTTCTAAGAGATTTCTGCATGTCTCCGACGCACATGGTAACGAAGAGCGTGTTGGAATGGTAAAGCTCACAGGCTTGCTTTGGATTTTCATTTTGAGCGTAGAAGCATAAGGCGAAACATTCAGAATCAGAAATAACAACGCCAAAGCATAGATGCCAATAAAGCAATTTATGAAAGTCTTCTCCATATATCTTTAGTGCTTCTGTAACATGCTGATTCATTTCAACCAAACACCAACAATGAATTATTGGAAAGATTTGCTGGAGAACCACCCGTGGCTTCAATTAACAGATTGAATTGCGTTGTTGTGTGAGAGCTTGGATTTGACGCGAAACCATTAATAGTAGTTCCTGAATCATAAACACCCCCAACGACAACATAAGCAGTAGATGGCAAAGCTGTTGTCATCGTGACAGTGAATAATCCAGTTCCGGTTTTAAGAACAGATGCGATATTTCCACTCGCATAAAGATATCTATTGGTATTTGCAAAATCAAGTCCACCTGTGGAATTTCGACCAGCGTCAAATGCACACCATGCTCTTGCTCCATAAATAGGAGCGGTTCCTGTTTGCGCTCCGTTAAGTTTTGGAGCCGTGATTGACGCATCAACAATATTGGATGTCGTTACGGTTGCTCCAGCAGGAAAAGCCCCACTCCCTAATTTTGATGGATCGATAGCAGCAGCCGCATTGATGTCGGCATTAAGAATAGTGCCATCAAGAATATTACTTGAAGTAACTGCCCCAGCAGAAATTGAATTTGCCGTAACAGCCCCGGTAGCAAGCTCATTTGCAGTAATCCCCTGAGAACGGACTTTTAGCTGACCAGAAGCGACCTCAAGGGTAGTTCCCAAAATGGCGTCTGAAGTCATCGTCGTTTGATCGATGATATTGTTCATTTTCGAGCTAGTGATCGTGTCAGTGGCTGTAAATGTATAAGTTGTATTGACTGCGCCCATGTTTTATTTCTGTGAAACGATTTGCCTATTTGTTACTGAACCCGCGACTTTGATTGAATTGATCTTGGGTGATCCGATGGTTCTTGTCAAGATCATAGTTCCAGTGTATCCCCTGATTCCTGCCAGCCTGCATCGAATGCTTGCTGTCTCTGCTTCATTTGCAGTGCTTGGAGCTAATACAACACCACCTAAGAACTGAGTAGTTGTCCCAATCTCGGAAGCATTGTCTGGATCTTCTGCTGCAAAGGCTATTGAATACTCTCCCGTATCACCAGCAAGGTTCTGCATGATGATTTGAGCATCCGTGAACCTTTTCCGCTCCATCGTCTTCAAATCATAGCCCCGAGTGGTCAATGATGCGTTGATTGGGGCGGTAACAAGCCCTACGCCAACATTTACTACGTTAAGACGGTCAACTGAATTCTCAACAGCATCAATTTGATGCAATCCACCATTCCCCGTGACTGCATACAGTTCATTTCTGACTCCAGCTCCTCCCGTAATAAGGTTTTTAATCAAAAACCGCGAATCACCATATGTGTCTAAAGACTCCCAACCTTTGTTTTTGAAGTTATACACCAAAACCGAGTTGTTTCCATAAGCGTCATCAGCTCCAACTACGGAGTCAAGTGCAACAGCAAGGTAGTATCGGTTGTCAAACAAGATCCCGACAGCTTCTGATGCGTAATCTTTGTTGATTCGGTCAATATATGGCTGGATATTTTTTGACACTGGCTCATCAGACCCACGAAGGTTGTAATCATTTAGGAACTCTAGTGAATAAACACCATCATCAGACAGAAACATCATAGTGTTTCCTCTCATAACCACCGATTTTCGAGCTAGACATCCAATTTCAGACGTAAGTTCTTTTACAGTGCAGTCTAAAAGGCTTCCAAGTGTCCCTTTTACGATATGTAGGCTGTTCCTGTTGAGAACCACCAGCGCGTCATCATAATATCCGTGCATTCCAACAACGTAGTCGGCTGTCCCACCACTAATTCGGAATTGATTCTGAATTTGGTCAAAAGTGGTAGTATCTAGAATGTCGGAAACCGAGATTTCATCAGTAATCTTCCGATTCGTAAAGGAAACCGCATTAAATGCTCCAGATTGCTCGTAGTAATAAGGCACCCAAAGTCTTCGCTGGAAGTGAACTCCCCAAGGTGCTCCCGGTTGGTGCATAAAGCCACCACCAACGCTAAATCGTCCACCAAATTCAAAAACATCTGTGCTTGACGTATTATAATTCCCAACAGGGGCATACCACTTAATGGTTGTGGTCGTGGCCTCAGTAACTTGATATTCCTTCCCAAGCATTTCAGCAAAGTCGGGAGTAATGGTTTGCCTTACAACAATAATGTCTCCTATTTTTATAGACACGTTACCAGCAACCGTTGCTGTCACAAGACCATCAACAATATCAACATCTTTTGCTGTAATGTTAAATGTCTGTGGTTGAGTGTAAGTTCCACCTGGAGACAATGTAAATCCATCTGTCGCCGTAGCCGCATTAGTATTAAACGTGACTGTCTGGCTGGTAGTGAAAACGTAAGTAAAAGAATCTTGGGTTGGGACCGTAGCAACGACAAACGACCCATTCGCGGGCGTTCCACCCGTTAATCCAGCAATAGTAATGGCCGTTCCCACAACCAACCCATGTTCCAGCAAATTCACTAAAACTGATGTGGTTCCAGCTTGAGAAGCAGAAATAATTGGTCTTCCGTTGGGGAACCATTCAAGAGCCTGTTGACTATCACGGAATAACATTACCTTATCAAATAACTGAATCATATCGGTGTCTCCACCTAGTGATTGTCCAGAAGGATATGGAATATTCGTTACTGCAAAAGTAGCCAAGTCGATCTTCTTTGCCACAGTATCCATCGCAACAATGGCGTATTCCTTGTTGTTGGTATTTGGATCACTAAATATACAAGATGCCCTAACGTTGGCGTTGGCTACGTCATTGATCACCATCTGAGACAGCGTTCCAACCTTGTCCGTTGGTGGGGTGGTCACTCCTATAATCGTGTAGTCAAGTGAGTTTGCATCAAAGTAAGTAAGCTTGTAGTTTCCATTGAACGACGTATCCAAGCCCGCAATTGTTGCCCAACCTGAAGTGCCAGCATCAAACCCATGGGCCGTAACGGTAATGCGCACGGTATCTGTTGCAGGAATCGTGACATTGGAAATAGTCTTGGAAGTGGATGTAATTACTTCTGAAACTGGTGAGACAGCAGAAACCGTATATGGGCCAACACCGCCAACCAGCGAATAGGTAATGCTTGATCCGCTTGCAGTAGTTGCTGTGAAAACACCATTTGGATCAGTGCCAGCAGTGTATCCAATTCCAGCGATATTCAACGTGGAACCATTGGTCAGACCGTGAGCTGATGCGGTAGTAAGCGTCACAACACCAGCAGTGACAGAGGCAGCAGTAATCAATACGCTTGATCCAATTAAATAGAATGGCAACTGCAAAGGTGTCTCTCCAGTGGTTAACGCCGTGGTTTTCTCTACAACACCCTTGCGAGGCTTCCAATATCCCTCCATGCGCCCATTCAACGACTCCCGAACCTCGCCCTCTTGGAGCTGGTTCAACTGAAGTCTTTGGTTCACGCTAAAGAAGCCACGATCAACGTCTTCGCCAATCGCATCATCCCCCGCGCTACCACTCTGGGCGAATTGGGACATTACGCGTAGTAAACGATAACCACACCGGATGTCAGGACCACAGAGCTGAAATCACCACCAATACCCAAGCCAGCCGGAAGGGTAATGGTCTGCAGCCGCGATGCACCAGTAATGCTGCCGGATGCACTCGCAACAGTCGCCAATACAGCGTCATTCACAACCTGAATCCATCGGATCTTGCCTGTGTAAGTAGTTGCAGCAGCAGAAAGCACAATGCCTCCACCTTGACCTTGTAAATCCCAACTAATTGCGCTTGCCATAAATAAGTAAAGTGTCACCAATGCAATATACAATGGTTCAGCCGGAAACTACCAGATATCTTACCGTTGTCAACTACATTCTGCAATAGGCCCCCTTTAGCCATTTTTAAAAAATTGATGCCGTCACTATATTCAAAGGCCCCGTTGAGAAATAATTCCTTTGGCGACTAGACCGCTTGAGGTGTTCGCCCGACCACCGGATGCGATCCCCCCCGCCCCCTATTGCACATGACTTGCAATTGCACGTGACTTGCGAATGAACCGCTTGTTGCGAATGAGTCTCAATATCGAATGAAACGCTTGTTTGAAACGCCCGCTTGTTGAGTAAGATGATCAACTTGGTAAGGTAACGCGTGCGCCTATTTAAACGATCGTTTGAAACGCGTGATTGGATACGTGGTGCGGTCCGGTGCGACATGCCAACACTTGTTTGAATCGCCTGCTTGAATCGGATGTTTGCCGTGGTGTCGTCGCTTGCTTACAGATGCACATTTGTTGCGTTTGTGCATTGCCGTGCCAAGTGACAAGTTAGAGATGCGTTAGATGAAAATCGCTTTGAATTGTCGCCCGGTAGGTGAGTGCCATATCAGTGTCCGACGCGCAGAATAGGCATCCTAGAGCTATACTCGGATTATCGACAAACTACGGTGCTTGACATGGTTAGCCAATACGTGGTTAAAATCCTGCGGAGCAAAGAAGGAGACAAGGTTCGTAATCGTTCGGCGTAACGGAGTGAAGCCGGTACAGGGTTTCCCCCCGACATTATATATCGTAAGTCGGAGCGGAGCGGAGACGGTACAGGTACACAAGCCGAAGATGATCACTGTCATAAGTATTAGTACGTACGCGTTAGTAATATTGTACGGGGCGGGGCAATGGATTCTGAGGTGATTCTGACGCAATCCAATACAATCCAACCAATCAAAACAAACAAACTGCGGAGGTTGACGGCATGGTCCTCTGGTTATTTGTACGCTTTGTACGGGGTTTTGGCGTGCGAAGGGCGTACGGTGGGATTCTGTCCATGCTCTGGGATTGGCTTGTTTACTAGGTTTCTTGTCTCTTGTTAGGGTATTTTCAGTTTTGCATCAGAAAGTTGTCGACAATCTCCGGGCATGTTTTATTGTCTCCCCAGTTGAGCGTCCTACCCGCCAATTGATCAATCAGGTCCAACCCCTGATTTCCGTAATGCGCGAATTGACTCGGAACGCGCCGTCCCACCGATCTGGGGATTAATGCAGCAGGATTACACCCTTCCGTCACAAGCCGGGGAAAATGCAGAGTGATCAAAAAACAAAACAAATTGAAACTATGAACGAAAACTATAAAGCCATGCAATCCGCCGTTTCAACACACCGCCGCGCCTACTCCATCCTTGAAAACGGAACCGCCGTCTCCGGACTCTTCGCTATTGGCACCGTATTCAATACCCAATGGGGGCCGCGAAAAGTCGTATCCACTCACGTCGAGATTCTGGACATCACGCCAGACTGTCCTCATGGATGCTAGGCCCACGGCCAACCAACCAATCAACCAACCACAACGATGAAAACAAAAACGCTCGCCAAACTCCATGCCCTATTTTCGGAACTCGATTGTGATCTCGAGATCGGCCTTGCATATGCAATTGCCGAAACATTTCGCACCTCTCCCGCTGTAATCTTTGCTGCGTATGAAGATTGGCAAATCGCCTAAAACAATCCAAGCGGTTCCATCCCGCTTAACCCACAAAACAACGAAACAAAACAACGATGAAAACAGAAAACGAAAAAATTGAGTCAATCTTGAATCACAGAAACTGGACGGGGCTCTCGCTCGCAGAACTGGTTGACTCCGGGAGAATCTCCCCAAGTGAACCTAAGGTGATCTGGTCATTTACAACAGCTGTTCTCGGTGACCCTGCAAACATGGACGAATGGCGGGAAATGAGGAAGATTGACAAGATTGTCTCTGAAAAACTCGCTAAACTCGCCTAGTCCACACACACACACACACTATGAAAACACACGTTACCATTGCATTCTGCGGCAATTTCCGCCCGCTTCACATCGAATCTGAAACGATAGCAGAGGCCGTCAAGGAAGCCGTAAGGCGCGTTTCCTGCCCGGCCATTAGCAAGACGCTTCAAACGCTGCACAGTGACTTCACAAGGCAAAGGAAGGCCGGGATTGGACTTGTTTCTGCATGCTCGGAACATGGGACGGTATCCGTGAGAATCGCAGAATATCCACGCGATACATGGCTTGATCAAATCACCGAATCCATGCCGGAAAATCCACTAATTACATACTAAACCATCATGCAATCCTCCATTTTCATCATCGCCGCCGTGGCATTCCTTGGCCTGTCTGCTATATTCGGCATCCGCAAAGCCCCGGGAATCCTATTAGGCATTGCCGCCACGCTTTCCGCCGCTTGGATTGTCGCCACAATTCTCACCGCCTGAAACAATTAGATTTTTAATCTTGATTGTCGGCATCTTGTCGTCAATCTCTCCACATAACGAAGCGCGGCCCGCGATGCAGGGCGAACTTCACACCTAAAACGAATCAAACTATGAAAACCACACTTAATACTTCAGATATCGCCCGCGCCCTAAAATCCGACGAAAATGCCAATTGGTCGTGGAACGGGGCAAAAGCCTTGGCCGAATACTTGGAGCAACTTGAGGAGGACACAGGCGAAGAAATGGAATTGGACGTAGTGGCTATTCGCTGCGACTTCTCCGAGTTCGCCAGCTTGCAAGAGTGGGTTTCCGAATATCACGGAGAGCCACAAGCGGACGCTATGTCGTCGTCGGGAATCGACTTGGACGGGGACGAAACAGAGGAGGAGATTGACGATTTGATCCGCTCATACATTCAAGACCACGGCACCCTAATCGAATTCAGCGGCGGAATTATCGTTTCTTGCTTCTAAATACCAACCCTGCAAGGTTCGATCCCTTGCCAATACTTCAAAAATTATGAACCATTCCGTAGAGATCACAAAAGAAGCAGCCTTCGCGCTCATTGGAAACGACGAAGAGACTTGGAGCGATTATCAGGATCACCAGCAAACAGAGCTTAACGAGACGTCATTTTACCTAGCTCATGGCGTGAGAATTGCAGCAATTCACAATTACATTTCCAACGTGACGCAGTATTACATTCAAGACGTAAACGCATAAACTAAACCAAAAACATGACAGACACATGCACACCCGGACCTTTCCCGCTTCATACAGAAACCAATGGCGAACAAATCGCAATTGTAACCAATCAAGGCAATCTTTACGCGAAAACCTTTGATCCGAGCGCGGCGCGCCTGATCGCTGCAGCTCCTGATTTGCTCTTAGCACTTGGTGCAATCGTGAAGCAAGCGGGATTTTCCGCGCTAGCTTTCCCAAATGCACCCGGACGCGGTGACTTGCTGGCAATCGTTCAAATGGCAAGTGCCGCAATCGCAAATGCAACGGGAAGGGGGGAAGGATGAACTTTGCCTGCACACGATGCGGGAGCCGTCAATGGCCCGATCCTGACAGTTCTTGCCCTTTATGCAATGATGGGAGCGATGAACCCAGCGAACGCGAGGAAGGCACTATTGCGGCCCAAGAAAGAGCAATCAGGAGGTTTACAAGCGAAGGATGCGCCAAATCATCCGCCGCCTTATGGTGGAAACGGATTGACAAGCTCACCGACGAGGATTTGACGCCTGACATCATGGCGGAAAGCTTGGCAATCCTTCACGACGATGCCTGTGTTACCGCTTGGCAAGACTTGGAGGTCGCGCCTTCAAGCTCAGCATGGGCGGATGTTTGCGCTATTGCCGGATTTGATATCTGCAAAAACTACAATCAAAAACAATAAACGAAATGGAAACACACAAAACTGAAAACTGTAAGCAATACCGACTAGGGGGCATTGCGCTTTGCGTCACAACTGCAAAATGGCGAAAGAAACGGGTAATTGACATGAAAGAACCCGTCTTATTCATCGGGGGAGCATATGACGTGGTCTCCCCGAAATTTGCAGCTGCCATTTTGAAACAATTCCGCCGGGAATCACCAAGGCAAGGGGGGGCAAAATGATTGCCGATTTCAACCTCCTAGTCGAAGAAACATCTCTTGCTTTCATGGTAGATCCGGAAGACATTCTGGGGCCACGTAGAACAAAGCTTGCGGCACTCGCACGCCATGTCGTGATGGCTCTATGGGCTGATTTCCACCCGTATCAGGATGCGTCAAGCAGATGCAACAGAGGATGTCATTCGACAGCAATGTGGGCGCGTCAAAGGGTGCTTAACATGGCGGAGATTGACGAGTCTTTCGCCGCAATCGTGAGGAGCATTTCCAAGCGGTGCCAGCATAACCCGGAGACCGGAAAAGAACCGGAAATCGAAGAGGAAAAAGAAGTGAAATATTTTTCAGTTTGTGCTTGAACCCGGATGAAGCCCGTATAAAACAAACACGAAACGAAAACATGAGCTACGAAATCACGATTGCATTTAGTAAAAACCATGAAATGACTTGGCCGTGCGACGGCAAGACAAAAGAGGAAGCACAGGCACTAGCTGAAGCCATACGGATCAAATACCCCGAGGCGCAAGTGACAGTAGAAGACAAGGAAAACATATTTGACTAATCACCAGAAAACGAAAACATGACAGACACACCAAAAACAAACGAAGCGATTGTGGCGCATGAACCGCAAAACATGGCATTGGCACAAGTAAGCGCGGAAACTCAGGCGTTTGAACTAATCCAACGCCAAGCCAAGATGCTCGCATCATCCACGCTAGTTCCAAAGGACTTTGCCGGGAACGTGGCGAACTGTGCGATTGCGCTAAACGTGGCAAAGCGGACGCGCCTTGACCCATTGATGGTCACGCAAAATCTTGCAATCATTCACGGACGTCCAAGTTGGAGCGCAACGGCATTGATCGGCATGATTAACGCAAGCGGAAAGTTCTCGCCACTCCGATTTGTCATGGATGACGACGACGCGCCGACTTCCTGCTATGCTATGGCACGGGACCGGGAAAGCGGCGAGGAGCTTAAAGGCGAAAAGATCACGCTTGAAATGGCCAAGAAAGAAGGATGGTCAACCAAGAACGGGAGCAAGTGGCTAACGATGCCGGGGCAGATGCTGCGATACCGTGCCGCGAGCTTCTGGAGCCGTGCATACGCTTCCGACATGAGCTTGGGGATGTATACGCAGGACGAGGTGCGGGACTTCGCAGAACCGCCTCGCAACGTCACTCCTGCCAAGTCAAATCCGTTTATGGAGGAGCCTGTTGAAGCACCCGCTGAAGTCCAAGAACAAGAACAAGAACCCGTGCAACAAATCGAGGTTGAAATAGTAGCGTCTGAAGAACCCGAAAAGAAACAAAAACCCGGCATCGGCAAAATGGACGCGATGTTTGAGGAGATGGCCAAAAACGCATCAGCATAAACAACAAACAAGATAAACGAAATGAGTATTTTTGATGACATCCCTTTAGAAGTTGGGACCACTTACTTTGATAAACGAGTTGAAGAGTTCAACCCGAAGGACCAAAAGTATTTAATCTCTTGTTCTGGGACTGCCCGGAAGCATTATCCAAGATGGCTTTCAAGAGAGCTTGTTGAAAGTCATCACGGACAGTCGCTTATGAGCGGAGTCGAAACACGAGCAGCGTCACCCGGAAACGCTTACAACACCAGATTTTTCAGGTCAAAAGCCTGAACTCAAACAAACGAAACAAACGAAATGAGAGTCACACACACACCATTTAAAACAAGAACCCGTGCAATCGGAAGCGATTTCGAATTGACAATCGCCCTAATCGGCGCGTTAAGAAACCCAAACAAAAGCGCATTCAGCAAACTAGGCAAGATCGCCGCAACCATTACGAAGCTATTCAAATGAAAATCAAACAAGGACTAGCCCT